GGAGCAGATTACGAACTGGACGGTCGGCATTGTCGACGGACGGCGGCAACTCATCCATGTGGAGCTGGTGGAATGTGACTATGTGCTGGGGGCTGATGGGCATACCCAGGAGCCGCTGGAGACGATTCGTACCTTGCAACTGATTGACGGGATCTACACGCAAACGGTCGAGCTGGTCACCAGTGCCGGCACGCGGCAGCAGGTCACGCAGGTCGTCCCGCAGCGCCAGGGCGGCCCACTCACCTTCCTGCCGTTTGTGTTTTTTGGCGTGAATGACCTGGAGCCGCAGGTCGAACTCTCCCCCATCAACGACCTGGCTGACACGAACCTGTCTTACTGGCGCCATAGCGCGGACTATGAATGGTCCCTGCACTTGACGGCCAGCCCCACGCCCTGGGTGACCGGCCATGACCCCAGTCTGGACATTGGGCCGAATGGGGAGCCGCTGGCCGAGCTGGTGTTAGGTAGTGATATGGCCATTTTCCTGAAAGAACCGGATGCCAAGATTGGCATGCTGGAGTTTCAGGGGCACGGGCTGGAGCCGCTGCGCCAAGCCATGCTCGATGATAAGGCGGAAATGGCCAGCCTGGGCGCACGTCTGCTGGAGGGCCAGCCCGAGACGAATGAGACCTTGGGCGCCTTTCGCATGCGGCAAGCCGGGGATACCAGTGTCATTGCCGCGCTCGCACAGGCGTTGAGCGCGGGCCTGACCCGGCTGCTCAGGATGCACGCTTTCTGGTTTGGCGCGGCGCAGACGGCGGAAGATACGCGGGTCCGGTGCAGCTTGCCGACGAACTTTGTGACCGTGAAGCTGGAGCCGCAGATGTTGACGGCGCTGCTGGCGGGCGTGCAGAGTGGGCATATCAGTCAGGAAACTTTTTACTACAATTTGGGCCAGGGTGAGATGACGGAGCCTGGCATCACGTTTGAAGAGGAACAGTCCAGAATAGAATCTCAGATGCCGGCGATGGCGCGCCTGGTGACGCCAAACGGGAGCACCAATGGTGCGACCAAGAGCCCCAGTAACGGAGTGGTAGCGTAATCTATGGCACAGATTCTTCCGTTCCCTGCGCGCAAAGACCCCTATCTGACTGGGGAGGCCCGCTGCTTACACTGCGGGCATATCTATGTCGCTGTGAGTCCTGTCGGGACGGTGGAGGAGTTGGAATGTCCCCAATGTGGGTTGTTCAAGTCCATTTACCAGGGGTTGACTGAGCCTCCCAAGGGCGTGCGGTGGGTCTGTGCATGCGGGGGCGATCTCTTCTATATCATTCCAGCGGACGGGTGCCAATGTCTGAAATGTGGGCGTATCCAGTCAGGATTCTAAGGCATGCGTGATGAGTGACCGCACCGAGAAGTTGACCAACGCGCTCCTGGGGCAGGTCGTGACCCTGGCCCGCCTCGAAGCCGGCGAGCAGCAGCGGATTACGCACCGGCTCGTGCCGTTGTGGAGCCGTCTCCGCACCCAAGTCGCCGTGGATGATCCGACCGCACCGCCGACCTTGCCAGAGCGGTTACGCCGGGTCAAAGCCCTGGTGGCGCTGGTGACCCAGCTCACCACTGAGACGTTTGGGGCGATTGCCGCCACGCATCAAGCCGTGCGCCAGGATATCGCGGACTGGGTGCAGCATGAGACCCAGCGTCTCTTGCAAACGATAGGCGAAGCGGCCCTGTTCACGCGTACCCTGACGCAGCAGGCCCTCACCCGCGTGGTCGATGCCGCGCTGGTGTTTGGCGCGCCGATCCGGGATTGGTGGAGCCGCCAAGCGGCCACGGTGCAACAGCAGGTGGGCGACCGACTGCGCCAAGGGGTCCTGCAAGAGCAGCCATTACCTAGACTACTCCAAGAGGTCGATGCCATACAGGCCACAACCACCAGGAACACGGATACCCTCACGCATGGCAGTCTGGCCAGTGTGCACCAAGGGACGATGACGGCGTTGACGGAGGCGAATAGCGCGCGGCTGGATGGCGTCGCGTGGATTACCACCTTAGACAGTCGTGCGTGTCCTCGTTGCATTGCCCTCAGTGGGCAGTCATGGACCCTCGATCATGAGCCGCTCCACGGGAGCCGTGCCTGGCCGGGCGAGCCGCCCTTGCACGGGCTGTGTAGATGCATACTTTTAGCCCTACCACAAGGCGAAACGGTGCCACGCGATCAAACCTTTGATCATTGGTTGCGGCAGCAGCCCGAGGCCGAGCAACGGGCCATTCTTGGGCCTGGTCGCTTCGTGTTGTGGAAGGCGGGGAAGTTAAAACTCTCGCGCCTGGTGGATCAACACCACCGGGCGTTGACGTTGGAGCAGTTGCGGAGTGAGTCCGCCGCGTAGACGTTCCCGAGAGCTGCCAGGGGGATCCTGGGGGCTCGCAGAGTGAGTCTGCTCTGGAGATGCCAAGCGATTTGGCTGGAGGAAAGGACGAGGTATGGCGTTGCCTTTGACGACCGACAAGCTAGAAGACCTCCCCGAGGTGGTGCGGGAGCACTACGTGGAGCGGAATGGGAAATGGACGCTGGAAACCGATGTGGACCCGCGCCTGGTGACGGCCCGGAAGGAATCGGGGGAGGAACGGCGTAAGCGCCAGGAGCTGGAGCGGGAAAACCAGGCCATGAAGCAGCAGGTCGAAGAACTGAAGCAGCGCCGGCAGAAAGAAGAGGGCGACGAAGAGACCGCCTCCCAGCGCTACCAGCGGCTGCGGGCGGAAGCCGACGAAGCCAAACGGAAAGCGGATGAGGACTTGCGCGAGCGCGATAGCCAAATCCAGCGGCTCCGCACCGACCTCACCAAAGAGCGGATCGGGGCGCGCATTCGCAACGAAGCGCAACGGGCCGGCCTGATCCAGCAAGCGATTGACGACGCGGTATCCGCTGGCATGGGGGTCTTTCGGGAAGACGAGAGCAGCAAGTTGGCGGCGTTTGATGGCGGCAACGAGCGGCTCTTTGGCCGGAACGGGGAAGACCTGACGATTGCCGAGTGGTTGACGGATCGCCGCGTGGATAAGCCGCACTGGTTTGGCGCCGCCCAAAACGGCGCCGGCAATCAAGGCGGTGGCGCGGCCCATCAAGGGGGTGGGGCCCCCGCGCGGCCACGACCGAAGAACCGATCAGAAATGACCGCAGCCGAGAAAGCTGCGGCGATTAGCGATCTGGGCATTGAGGGCTTTATGGCGCTCCCTGCCTAGCAGCACGCTGAGAAAGGACACGCATGGCAGCCGGGGTATCCACGACCAATTGGAAAGTCTACGAAGAGCAATTCTGGGGCGGCTTTACCGAAGTCCAGGAACAGAACATCCGGGCGTTTGACGCCGCCTCGGCGGGTGCCATTCGGATTGTTGCTGCCCGCAAGCGGGGCAATTACGAGCAAGAGTCCTTTCTCAAGAAAGTGTCCGCGCTGGTTACCCGTCGGGACATTACGTCGGTCTCGACCGCCGCCGATACCGGCCTGGTGACGGATGAGCTGGTCCGGGTGAAGATCAACCGGAAGATCGGGCCCGTCGCCGAGACCTTGGACGCCTGGCGGAAAATCGGGCAAGACCCGGCCACCATGTCCTTTCTCCTCGGCCAGCAAGCGGCGCCCGATATTCAAGCCGATTATCTCAACAGTGCCATCCGGGCGGTGCGGGCCGCAATTACCGCCGTGACCGCGCTCAACTTTGACGGGACGGCGGGCGTATTGTCGTTCGCCTCGCTCATTGCGGGCCTGGCCCTTTTTGGCGATAAAGCCACCTCGATTGTCTGCTGGCTGATGCACAGCAAGCCGTTCTTTGACCTGTTCAGTGATGGCATTACCAACTACAAGATCGATACGGTTGGGGGCTTCATGCTGGTGACGGGCACCCCGGTCAGTCTGGGGCGGCCGATTGTCGTCACCGACTCCGCCGCCCTCATCACCACGGGCAGCCCCAATCAGTACCATACCCTGGGCCTGGTGGCTGACGCCGTGACCGTGACCGAATCCGAAGAGCGCGTCATCGAAAGCGATCTGGTGACGGGGCTCGAAAACCTGGTTATGCGCGTGCAAGGCGAATATGCCTTTAACGTCGGGGTCAAAGGCGCCCAGTGGGATATGACGGCTGGTGGGGTGAACCCGACCGATGCGGCGCTGGTGACCAGCACCAACTGGGATAAAGTGGCGACCGACAATAAATCGTGTGCCGGCATTCGTATCTACAGCGACTAGGAGGCGAGCATGGGCGTTGTCGCCTATATTGACTATACCGATGACGACAATGACGCGGCCATTGCGCTCATTGAAACGGATGCCGGGGTGGACGTCACCTACCGGATTCCGGCCACGGCGCAACCGG